CTTCTAAGAATTTAGAGCAGTTTGATACCAAAGCAGGTCGTTTGTTGACTAGCATAGAAGAGGGTACAGCTCAAACTGCAAAAGCACCTGCTGAATTGGGCACACGTTTTTTTAATAATAGAACGGGCGTTGAACAACTTATTTCTTTGACTGGTGATGAATCATTGGTTAGGAAGACGGCAGCAGATTATGTTGTCAATAATCTTAAAAATAAAGATGCCAAGGGTGTTCGTGACTGGTTGCAAAATGCCAAGAACAGTGATTTTCTAAGTCACCCATCTTTATCCGAGCTTAAAACCAAGGTTGAGCAATACTCTGAAAAACTAGCTAGAGCAGAAAAGTTTGGTCAAGCTCGTGGTTCTTTGTCAAAAGTATTGGGTACAGAAATGCAGTCTTTGCCTATTAAGGCAGAGCAAAGTGTTACTAAAGTTCTAACTGAAGCTGAAAAAGAAGCAGCAAGACTAGAACAACAAAGGATTAAATTAGGGGCAAAAGGCTTGAGAGGCGAAAAAGCTGTTGCTGCCAAACAAGTACCTGAAGCCACTAAAGAAGCTGAAGACTTAACCAAGCCTATGTTGGCTCAAGCCAAGGATATTCGTACAGAGGCTCAAAAAACTGCTGATTTGATTACTGCTGGTGACAAGTCAGGACCAGCTCGTGTGCGTAATTTAATCAATTCTGAAAACGAGAAAGAGTTGGCTGAAACTGCCAAAATTATTTCTGCGACTCCTGAAGGAAAGAAAAATTTTGCTGAAGCGTTTAGCCAGGTTATTGCCGATAAGGTGGGTGATACTGGTGCAAACCTTGGGTCTGTCATTAAAGATATTAAATACATTAACGAGCGACTTGTTCGTAATGGCTTGTTAGATACCAAAACAGCAAATGATATTGAAACTAAATTGAACGATGTTTTTGTTGCCCCTGTAGATGTTAGAACAAAAGTTAGCATGACACAGCGTTTATTAAGAAATGCTTTAATTGGTTATGCAGGTCCAGGACTGGCGAGATTGGGAGATGAATAATGACCAAAAAGAAAGAAAAGGGTATCAATCCAGAGCTAGAGAAAGCTATCAACAAGCTCATGCAAGAGGTTATGTCTGACCAGACGGCTACCATTGTGGACAAGATGAGGGTGATAGACAGGGCTTTAAAGCTAGAGGCTCTCAAGATGAAGGATGATGATTCCGCTTGGGGTGCTGGCTTTATGGAAGATGATGACCGTGATGAGTAGATATGGTAATATGATTACTTCATTAACTTTTGAGGGTAATCATGGACGCACAAATCATTGCATTTATCAGGTTGGCGTTAGAGGTCATATCAGACAGGCTCATCACGATATTGGCTCTGGCTATGTCGTGCGGTCTAGCTTGTTATACGATGTGGGCAGGGGATTGGACAAGAGTAGCGACTCTTGCTATATTCGTAGTATTCAGTTACCTAGTGGTACAAACCAAGGAGAGAAATCATGCCAAGTCACAACAGAAGCAATCCGATGAGACCTAGTGCTGACTTTGAAAACAAGCACATGGAGAATTCACAAGCTCAACGTCCACATGACGTTAATCAACAAATAGCCAAGTCTACTCGTCCTCAGTTACCCAGAGACGGGTCTGCTGGTATGGAGAGATGGACACCAGGTACTCTGCCTAAAGGTGGTTTTAGACCCGTGTTTGACTTTTCAGACACACCGACTTACAACACCAAGAAGTCACCTACTTCAGGCGGTGGTGGGAAGGTTTACTGAAATGGCTAATAATATTCGTTTTCAGCCAATGGGCAAGACTTACTTAGCAAACGTGTCAACCAGTAATGTTGAAGTAGCAATCAATGCAGACTCTCCTTGTAATCAACTGAGAATCCACAATGACGGTCAAACCAATGCCCATATCCGTTTTAGTTCAACAACGGGCAGTGCTGCTGCTATTGCAACCACAAGCACCCCAGCTTATGGTGTGGTAATGCACCCAGGGACGGTAGAAATCTTTACTACACCACAATCTGCTAATAGTTCAGTAGCTAGTTGCTATGTCAGTGCAATAAGTACTGGTGCAATTCAATTGTGGATGACCCCTGGCGAGGGCACTTGATTGACCCGATTACTATCTTTGCGCTTTGTAAAGGTGCTCACACTGCTATCAGTGAGGGTGTGGAGCTGTACAAACAGCTAAAACAAGACGGTAAAGATGTATCTGGAATCTTGGGTGAAGTTGGAAGTGCATTAAGTAAGTTCTTTACGCATAAAGACAATCTAATCATTGCAGAAGCAGAAGCCAAGAAAGCCCCCACAAAGAAAACCAGTATTGATGAAGAATCAATGGATAGGATTATCCGAGCAAAGCAATTGAATGAAATGGAAACTCAGCTCAGAGAGATGATTATCTATGAAATGGACCAAGGCGGTCTCTGGAGTGATTTCACAAAGATGAGAGAAGTAGTCAGAAAAGAAAGATTAGAGGAAGAAAAAGAAAAAAAAAGAATGTTGCTGCCATTGAATATAAACGTAAGAAGTTGGTTGAAAAGTATCAAGTTAGAGCCACGGTATGCGCTGCAATTTTGATATTGGTAATTGAATTTGTGGCTCTGATGTACTACGTTCACAACGAGTATCAGAAGTCTAAGCATCATTTGGAGAGTAAGTAATGGATTGGTTAAAGTCAATTGCACCTACGATAGCCACAGCAATGGGCGGTCCACTAGCGGGCATGGCTGTTGAGGCTATATCTAAGGCTATAGGTGTTGACCCTAGTCGGGTACAAGAAACCATCAATTCAGGCAAGATGACTGCTGACCAGATAGCTTCTCTTCAAACAGCAGAGATTGCTCTTAAAGCCAGAGCACAAGAGATGGGTTTGGACTTTGAAAAGTTGGCGGTAGCAGACCGTTCTAGTGCCAGACAAATGCAAATGACCACAGGGAGCTTTGTACCTCCTTTGTTATCGGTCATGATTGTGATTGCTTGGTCTACCATTCAATGGTTTTTACTTACCCACGTTATAGAAAGCTCAATGCGTGAGCTTGTGGCTAGGGTTTTAGGTACTTTAGATGGTGCTTTAATGTTGGTTTTGTCGTTTTATTTTGGTTCAAGTGCAGGGTCATCTGCTAAAGACCAACTTCTTCACCAGAGCACACCTTCAAAATGAATTTATCTCCTAACTTCACTCTACAAGAGCTAACCGTCACTGACCACAGGGAGTTTGATAATGAACCTAACGAGTCTGAAACAGAAAATCTCAAGCGTTTGGCAAGCTTTCTGGAGCAAGTTAAAGAGCTTCTGGGAGGCAAGCCTGTTATTGTTAACTCAGGTTTTCGTAGCAAGCAAGTCAATGATGCAGTTGGAAGTAAGGACACTTCTCAGCATCGTAGTGGCTGTGCTGCTGACTTGCGTGTGTTGGGGATTAGCCCTGATGGTGTAGTTAAAGCAGTGATAGCAAGTGACTTACAGTTTGACCAAGTTATCAGAGAATTTGACAGGTGGACACATATTTCTGTACCATCACACCCAGATGACAAACCCCGTAGACAAGCCTTAATTATTGATAAAGAAGGGACAAGACCGTATGCCTAATAAGTCGAAACCAAACTTATCAGTAGGACGAGGAGAAAAGCAGTCAGTATCCAAAGGGGGAGGATTGACAGCAAAAGGACGAGCCAAATACAACCGAGCAACAGGCAGTAACCTAAAAGCCCCACAGAAATCAGGACCACGGCATAAATCATTTTGTGCAAGAAGTAAGTCATGGAAAGGTGAAAGAGGTTTAGCTGCCCGTAAAAGATGGGGTTGTCGTTAAGGAGCTGGTAGCAAGCCACCTTCAAAGAGGTAGCTACCCAAGTGTCCTAATCTAGCCCAAGGTGCAGCGTAAATCTTGATGCCATTCTTTCTAGCAATGTGGCAGAAAGCATAGTCTTCAGAGAGGAGTCTCTCTGTACCAGGCTCTATCATCACAGGGAAGTATTCATGGATACGGTCTACTTGCAAAACACCTGAGAGGTCATGTACATCATTGATGTAAGACTTGACCTTCTTCTTGAGCTTGGTAAACACTTCCTTCTTGATTAACATAAAACCTGTGCCCCCATTCCAGATTTCTACTGGCTTGTCCACGGGTACAGTGACTTCCCCAGAGTAGTCCACCAGATTGATAACCAGAGAGCCTGTACGGGTCTTTAACTCGTCTGTAGGCACTCCTTCAGCCACAGCTCTCTCTACCCCACCCCAGTTAATTTCCTTTTTGGGATAGATGCCACAGATGACATCTACGTCCGCATTCAACATGTGGAGAATGTCTCGTGGATTAAACTTAATATCAGCGTCTATAAACATCATGTGCGTCATGTGGTCTTGCTTCATAAAAGCATGAGCAAGAGCATTTCTAGCCCTTTGTATCAAGCTTTCGTTGAACATGAAACTAAAGCTAATATCTACGCCTTGTTCAGCAAATAGAACGGGCATAGTGATAATAGACTGGGTGTAGAAC